GAAAACGAGAGCAAGCCGCGGTGCTGTGCTCGGCGATGGCGAGCTGTGGTCAGGACGCGGATCCATGGGACGTAGCCGAGGCGCTGAATGTGATCTGGGCATATCCGATCGCCGCGGACTGGTTTTATTTGGCCGGGTCATGGGCGCTTGCCTGCTCGATGCTGCGTAACGGAGAGGTGTCGTAATGGTCACCGCCCGCCGCTCTCGCCCGCCCATCGCCTACCTCGCCGAGCTCGAGGCCATCGCAGCGCAGCGGGATGCCGCGCTAGAAGCCGTACGCTCGCTCGTGCGTCACGTTCGCAAGGTCGGCGGATACATGCCGACAGAAGATCAAAAAGCGCTGTGGCGGGCAGAAGGATTGCTCGTGGAGAGTGCGCGATGGTGACGCCAATAACCAACGGCCGGCCCGATTCCACCCGGACCGACCGTTACGCGCGAGCTCTCCCAAGCCAGACGCTTAGACAATCTAAGCGAACTGGGGGCCATGTGGGCAAGAATGAGTATCACCGGATGTCGATTGGCGAGAAACAACAGCATACCCGCGGCCAGTGGCGCGAGCCGTCTGTCACGTGCCCGAGCTGCGATACCCATGTGATGCCCGTGGACCTGTTGCCGCATCTAGCAGAGCGGTGCCCTGGGCGGCGAGCTCCAGGGCCGGGCTCGAGATGGGCAAGCCAGCAGGAAGCGCTGGCGCTGGGCGTGCCACGGGCAACGCTTTCGTTTTGGGCGAAAAACGAGCAGGTGAGATTCATAGGTGAGCGGCAGGACCGGAAGTATCTGTATCGGGACCTCGCGTTAAAGATCGCACAGCGTAACGGCTTTCGTCGTCGGTGAAGGAGGCAAGCAATGAGCGTCGGTATCAACGTCAAATGGGATCGCAGCCAGTTCTCTGGCATGGAGACAGGACCCCTCAAGAGTGCACTAAAGCGAGCGCTCAAGAAGGCAGGCTCCACCGCCTTGCGGGACATGCGCTCTGAGGCGAGCAAGCGGGTGCGCGCACGCAAGCGGATCAAGGCCAGCTATGTGCGCAAGGCGCTGACGCTGAGCAAGCCCACGGGCGGCGATATCAGCAGCTTTGCATGGGCTGTCAACGTGTCAGGCGAGAGGGTGCCACTTGATGCGTACCCGACGAGGCAGACAGCCAAGGGCGTCAGCGTCGAGGTCAACAGGGGGAAGCGCACGCTGGTCAAGGGCGCGTTCAAGGCGACCATGGGAAGCGGTCACAAGGGCGTGTTCCAGAGGCGGGGTAAGGCGAGACTGCCGATCCGTGAGCTGTTCGGATCGAGGCCCGTGGATGCGTTGCTGCACAAGGGCGAGGCGGATGGTGTGGCCAAGCGTGGCGGCGAGTCGTTTGATCGGACGTTCGTCAGGGTGCTGCCGTTGGAGATTGGGAAGGGCGGATGAGGGGTATCAGCCACGAAGAGGTGATGGCTCGTCGCATCGCCAAAATGGACCAAGAAACCGAGCGGATTTACAAACGCATTGAGCGTAAGCGCGCTCAGGTGGCGAAGTTCGAAGCACGAAAGCGGACCTGGCTTGCTCGGGCCGCGCAAGCCTGGAGACCGACCGCAAAAGACGCGCGAGCGTTTTGCATGATGCTTGCGAACGGCGCTGTCACAGCAGGCAAGCTAAGCCGCGATCTCGGCATTAAAGAGCGCACGTTGCAGGAGTGGGCTCAGAAAGGGCTGATCCCCAGTATCCCGTACGGGAAACAACGTCGTTTCCTAGTCGACGCAGTAAGAGCGGCTGTCGCGATCGTGGTTATCAACGGACGCCAACATAATCTTAAGGGCTCAGCACGCGCACAGCAACGTGCGATGCGTGCCGATGAGCGAGCATCCAACGCGACGCATCGCGTGTGTGGCACGTGTCGGCTGTCATATCCCTTGTCAACGTATACACCCTCGGCACGTAAGCGCGGGGGGTTCGTCTGTAACGATTGCTCATCGCCTTATAAGCGCGCCACTGATGCACGGCGCAGGAGCTCGATTGAACTAACCCAGGTGGAGCACGTGTCCACGCTCAAGGTCGCCAAGCGTGATGGATGGACGTGCTCTATCTGTCATGAGCCTGTGTCGCGGTCCACGTGGTCGATCGATCATGTGATCCCATTGTCCAAGGGCGGACCTCACACGTATGACAACGTTCGGTTAGCGCACCGCCTGTGCAACAGCATCAAGGGCAACAGAGTGCCTATTGACGTGTAGGTCATGTGTCTCCCCCGCCTACCCGGGTGGCTATAGGTTCTCCCCCCGTATACCCCCCATGCGGGTACGGAACGTCGCGTTAATTCGTTAGGTGATGACTTTCCTGTGCTCGGTTGACGGTTGACAGGAGTGCGACGCGGCGATCCATCTGCCGATCGTGGCAGACGACGAGAAACCAACGTCCCTACGCGCATATGCACGCCAGCGGGGTGTCAGCGCCGAAGCGGTAAGCAAGGCAATCACGGCGGGCAGGCTGAGCAAATCGATCGCGTTGGTTGACGGGCAGCCGAAGATCGCAAGCGTCGATCTCGCGAACCGCGAATGGGCCGAAAACACACGCGCACGTATCGAAGATGCGCCAGCGCTCAAGTCTGGCGACATGTCGCCAGCTGAAGCGCTCGCACGTTACAACATCGCACGAGCGCTACGCGAGGAAGCCGCCGCGCGTCGCGAGGCATCGACGGCCGACGTGGCCGAGATTGACGCACGGGAACGTAAGGGCCAGCTCGTGCCCGTCGATCAGGCGCGAGCAGACGTCTTCGCTAAATTCACGGTGGTCCGCACACGCATCCTCGGGGTGCCCTCAATGGTCGCGCAGCGACTTCCTAAGCTCGCATCCGAGGTCGTGCCCGTGCTTGTCGAGCTGCTGAGAGAGGTGCTGGAGGAGCTCGCCATTGAGTCGAGCGATGACGAAGAAGAAGAAGAGGAATAGGCTGTGGCTCGCAGGGGTCGATCAAGCCCTGCGCCCACCGCCCGAGATGTCGCTCTCGCAGTGGGCCGACGCTCACTTCTATCTGTCAGCGGAGAGCGCGGCAGCCCCGGGACGCTGGCACACGCTTGCGTATCAGCGCGGCATGCTCGACGCGATCACCGATCCCAGGGTCGAGCGGGTAAGTGTGATGAAGAGTGCTCGTATTGGCTATACCAAGTGCATCAACGCGGCGATCGGGTACTTCATCGCACAGGACCCATGCCCGATCCTTGTGGTTCAGCCCACCGTCGAGGACGCCGAAGGATACAGCAAAGAAGAGATCGCTCCGATGCTGCGGGACTGCGAGGTGCTCGCCGGTCTCGTTACCAACGGGGCGAAAGAATCAACGACGAAAACCAGCGCGCAAACGATCCTGCTCAAAACTTTCCCGGGCGGGGTCCTGTCGATGGTCGGGGCAAACAGCGGACGCGGATTCCGGCGTGTCTCTCGTCGTGTCGTCATCTTCGACGAGGTCGACGGCTACCCAGCGAGCGCGGGTAACGAAGGCGATCCGGTAAAGCTCGGCGAGCGCCGAGCTGAGTACTACTGGAATCGGAAGATCATCGCGGGCTCCACGCCGCTCGTGGCTGGCGCGTCTCGCATAGAGGAGCTCTTCGAGGCGGGCGATCAGCGTCGATACTACGTCCCGTGTCCTCACTGTGATCACTTCGATTTTCTGCGGTTCAACCTGCGTCGCGACGACGAGGAGCGCGAGCAAGGTCACGTGATGCGCTGGCCGAAGGGCGAACCGTCGAAGGCTCATTTTGAATGCCGTAAATGCGGGTGCTCGATCGAGGAGACCAGCAAACGAATAATGATCGAGCGCGGAGAATGGCGCGCCGACGCCGCGTTTGCAGGTCACGCGTCCTTTCATATATGGGCCGCTTACTCGCTGTCCCCGAACGCAACGTGGTCGCAGATCGCCGAGGAGTTCACTGAGGCGAAGAAGCGACCGGACACACTCAAGACGTTCGTTAACACGACGCTCGGGGAAACCTGGAAAGACCTCGGCGATGCCCCCGATTGGGAATTACTGAAGCAACGCAGCGAGGGCTACGCGATTGGTAATGTGCCGGCCGGCGTTATTGCGCTGACGTGCGGCGTCGACGTCCAGAAGGATCGGTTTATGTTCGAGGTGGTTGGGTGGGCTGCGAATAAAGAGAGCTGGTCAATCGACGCGGGCGCACTCTATGGCGACACGTCACATCCGGACACGTGGAGGCAGCTGGACGAGCTCCTTGACCGAACCTATCCGGCAGCTGATGGCGTTCTCAATTATCCGATCATCTCGCTGGCGATCGATTCCGGCTACAACACACAAACCGTATACGGCTGGGCTCGACGCAAACCGTTGATGCGTGTGCTCGCCTGTAAGGGAGTTTCAACAGCGCGCATGATCATCGGCACGCCGACGAAGATCGACGTCAACCTGAACGGGAAGAAGCTACGTCGCGGATATCAGGTGTGGCCGATCGGCGTGGACATCGCCAAGGGCGAGTTCTACGGATGGCTCGGGTTACGTCGTGACGCTGACGGCGAGGCGCCCGCAGGATTCTGTCACTTCCCTCAGTACGGGGACGAGTTTTTCCAACAGATCACAGCTGAGAACCTGGTCACTACTGTGTCGCGCAAAGGCGGGCGCGCCAAAATGAATTGGCAAGTTCAGCCGAATCGCGAGAATCATTTTCTGGATTGCAGGGTGCTGGCGCGCGCAGCCATCGCGCTCCATGGCATCGACCGCCGAGCCACCGCTATGGCAACGCCGATGGCTGCGGCGGCTGCCGAGGTCGCTCCGGTCGTCGCGCCTACGCCGGTCTCGCCCCAGAGCAACGATCGCCCCCGCGACGCCTTCTGGGATAAGCCTCGGAGCTCCGGTCCCGGCCGCGGCTGGTTCGGCCGTCGGCGTTGACACGCTAGCGCCGGCGTGATCCTGACGATGCAATGGCGTGGCTACAAGCCGATGCGGACTCGTTGCGCTCGGCGATCATCTCGCTCGCGACCGGCGCGCGCGTTGCCACGGTCTCGTATGCTGGACCGCCAGCGCGATCGGTCACCTACGCCGCTGCCGATCTGCCAGCGATTGAAGCGTTGCTCGCGCGGATCGAGCGCTCGCTACTCCTGACCTCGGGGTATCGCCGGGTGTCATTCAGCAAGGGCTTTGACACCGGGAGCGGCGGCAAGTGACACAGCTCGTCGTCTCGGATCTTCAGGTGTCGTGGTGGGATCGTTTCTTGATCGGCCTCGCGCCGGCATGGGGCCAGCGTCGCATCGAGGCACGAGCTCGGGTACAGATGATCGGGCGCTACTACGAGGCGGCGCAGGGCGGCAGGCGCACCGATGGCTGGCGCAAAAGTTCTACCGACGCAAACGCAGCAAACGGCCCGTCTTTAGGCCGATTGCGCGATCTTTCGCGCGATTTACGCCGAAACAACGGATGGGCGAAGCGCGGCATCCAGGCGATCGTCAATAACACCGTCGGCTGGGGGATCATGCCCAAGCCTACCGGCCGATCGCGCGCGCGCAGCGAGGCGGCGCTGGCGCTCTGGAATTCGTGGGCGACGACGACCGCGTGCGACTTTGACGGGCGGCTCAATTTCTACGGCATCCAGCGGCTCGCGATGGAGACGATCGCCGAGGCCGGCGAGGTCGTGATCCTGCGTCAGCCGGCATCGATGCAGGACGGCCTCTCGATCCCGATGCGGCTCCACGTGCTCGAGCCCGATTACATCGACACCAATCGCAATGGCCTGGTGGGCGTGGACGGCGGCCCGATCATTGACGGCATCGAATGCGACAAGTTCGGCCGGCGCGTTGCGTATTGGCTCTATACGTCGCACCCGGGCGGCAATCGCGTTGCCTCCACGCAGTTCGAATCGATCCGCGTTCCCGCCGAGCGTGTGATCCATATCTTCCGGACCGATCGCCCAGGCCAGCTCCGCGGCGTGCCGTGGCTAGCGCCCGCGATCGCCCGGCTCAAGGACCTCGACGATTACGAGGACGCCGAGCTGATGCAGCAGAAGGTCGCCGCGTGCTTTGGCGCGTTCGTGACCGACATTGACGGCGCGGCCTCGCCGCTCGGCGGTGCCGGATCGGACTCCAACGGGCAGCCGATCGAGTCACTCGAGCCGGGGCATATCGAATACCTCGCGCCGGGCAAGTCAGTCACGTTCGCGACCCCGCCGCGCGCGCAAGATGCCGCGTTCTCAAACCGGGTGCTGCGTCGGATCGCGGTCAGTCTCGGCGTGCCGTTCGAAGAGCTCACCGGCGATTACTCGCAGGTCAACTTCAGCAGCGCGCGCATGTCTCGGCTGGCGCACTGGCAGAACGTCCACGAGTGGCGAGAGCACATGCTGATCCCGCAGCTCTGTCAGGGCGTGTGGAAGTGGGCGATGGATCTCGCCGTCGCGATGGAAGGCTGGCCGCAAGTTCCGGCAGCCGAGTGGGCAGCGCCGCCGATGCCGATCCTCGAGCCGGACAAAGAGGGCTTGGCCTATCAGCGGCTGCTCCGCATCGGCGCGATGACGTGGCCGCAGATGGTCCGCGAGCTCGGCCAGGACCCGCTTGCGCAGCTCGACGAGATCCAAGCATTCAACATCGACGTTGATGAGCGCGGGATCGTGCTCGATGGCGACCCGCGGACGATGACGCAAGCCGGGCAAGCGCAAACGCTACCGGCTGCGCCGCCCATTGCCGATGCTGCCGATGCTGGCGGGGTCGATGAGATTGACGCGGTGGAGCCCGACGATCCCTACAACGCCGACGCCGCGGCTCGAGCGCTGACGGCCACGCCGGATCCGGTCGCGGCACCCGGTCAAGCGGCACCCGGTCATCAGGAGACGCCCTACAGCTGCGGCGCGGCGGCGCTCAGCTACGCGCTATCGGCGATCGGGATCGAGGTCGACGAGGAGAAGCTCCGCGAGCTGTCCAAGACCACCGAGGAAGGCGCCGACGAGCTCCAACTCGGCACCGCGCTCCAGGAGCTCGGCGTTACCTACGCCGAGAACCGCACCGCGACGTTCGCGAACCTGGTCAGTGAAGTAAAGGCCGGCCACGCGTGCCTGCTTTGCGTTGATGATTGGGAGCATTGGGTCGCGATCGTTGGCGTGCTCGGCAGTCGCGTGGTGTTCCGGGATCCGACGAACACCGCCGACAACATCGACGCCAACACGATTCATCTGCTGACCGAATCCGATCTGACAGCGCGTTGGCGGGGTCCCGACGACCAGCTCTACATGATGGTCATCGTGCCGTGAGCGTCACGCTTGACGATACCAAAGCTCCGTGATCCTGAAAGGCAACATGGCGGACCGCAGTGTTACCCGGGACATTCCAAAGCAATCGCTGCGCGCGATGTTCGATGCGTCCACGGTGAACGTGGAAAAGCGGACTGTCGATCTGATTTGGACCACCGGATCTCGCGTGCTGCGTGGCGGCGCCTTCACGGAGCCGTATTACGAGGAGCTTTCGCTCGATCCGAAGCATGTCCGCATGGAGCGCATGCAGAGCGGCGCGGCGCCGCTGCTCAACTCGCATAGCGCTGGCACGATTAACGATGTGCTCGGCGTCGTCGAGAACGCTCGACTCGAGAAGGGTCAGGGCGTGGCTACGGTCCGCTTTGATTCCGGCACCGAGGGCGAGGACGCTTTCCGCCGCGTTCGTGAAGGCACGCTGCGCAATGTCTCGGTCGGGTACACGACCAGCAAGATGCAAGAGGTCAAGGATTCCTCGACCTCGACGCCGGTATATCGCGCGATCGACTGGGCTCCGTATGAGATTTCGCTAGTTCCGATCGGTGCCGATGCTGGCGCCGTGACGCGCTCGGAGGGCGGCTTGTCGCCTTGCGAGTTTATCCAGGAGAGACATATGGCTGATTCTGAGAAACCGACCATCATTCCCGCGCCGGTTTCGGAACCGGCCATCCCCGCCGCGCCGGGGAACCGCCCCAGCTCGCGGCGGACGTCGTCGCCACCGTCACCGTGTTCGAGCGTAACTTGAGTCTTGGCTTGATCGAACGCCTCGGCCACGGTCTTGCCCATGGCCTCGGCGGCCGCGCGCACGGTCGCCACGGTCGCGTCG